AAACTGATTTACAACAATGACACCGTTTACACAACCGGCCTAAAATCAACAAATGCCGAACTTGTTAACGCAATCAACAACAGCCCTATTGCTAGCAAGTACGTAAGTGCTGTTGCTGGTGCCGGTACGCTTGTTGCTTCAGTCGCTGCAACCGCACTTGCTGGCGGAGATGACGATAGAGACGACAACACTGTTGACACATCTTTCACTGCATTTGTTGATGCTCTTGAACTTTTCCTTGATTCGTTTGGTCCTGGCGCAGTATCTTGCCCAGAGACGCACACAATCAATGCCGAACTGATTGCTCATGCAAACTCATACAGCAGAGTTGCAATTCTTCACACCGCATCTGGCGATGATGCAACAGATGCGAAAGATGAAGCAGACGACCTGTCTGGCGAAGACGGTTCCGAGCATGCCGCCCTCTACTACCCATGGGTATACATCCCAACCACCGTAACCGGCGTAAATAGACTCATCCCGCCAGATGGTCTTGTTGCTGGTTCAAGAGGTGCTGCGCATAACAGTGTTGGCCCACATCAGCCAGCAGCAGGTCTAATTTCAGCCGCATCATTCGTGAACGGCGTTGAAGTTGACATCAACAAGACTGTTGGCGACGACCTCGACGACAACTACGTTAATGCAATCCGTGTTATTGCAAATGGCGTAAGAGTTTATGGCGCTCGCTCACTGTCAACAGACACTGAGAACTTCAGATTTGTTAGCACCCAGGACACCGTAAACACGGTTGTACATAAGGCAAACAGGTCGATGGAAGACCTTCTGTTCTCCCCAATCGATGGAAGAAATGCTTTGTTCACCGAGATTCAGGGTCGACTGAAGTCAATTTGCGAAATTCTTGCTCGCGAAGGTTCTCTGTACCCAGCCTACGATACGAACGGAAAACTTATTGACGAAGGTTTCACTGTTAAGTGTGACGCCTCAATCAATACAACCGCTCAATTGGCAGAGGGCAAAGTTAAGGCTCAAATAGGTCTTAGAGTTTCGCCAATTGGTGACAAAATCGAGGTAACAATCATCAAATCAAATCTCACTGGTTCAGTGACGGTATAACAGGAGAATATTCATGGCCAAGTTATCACAGAGACAAATCGTTGCATCGATTGAGCCGGTGACCACTGCTGCTCCCAAGTGGGGTTCGTTCAAGTTTGCACAGGTTTCCGGTGGTGAAATCACTGCATCTGTAGAGAAAATTTATCTTGGTGGCCAACTTTTCCCTGAAGTACTTTGTGCTCCAGCAGAAATTGGTGACATTACGCTAACGGCACACTTCGATGACGACACAGTACAGAGTGATACCCAGACCGGAATTGCAAAGAAACTGTCAGACCTCAGAAAACTAGTTGGCCAGGCTTACTACAACATTCAGGTGTCAACACTTGACTGTGGAATCAACGTTAAGGGTGAGTCAAGACTTTACTCAAATGCCCTCCTCGTTGGATTGACAGAGCCAGATGGCGACTCGTCTTCGGGTGCTCCTGCAACATTCGCTCTTACATTCTCAATTCAGAGCGTCTCCTAATAATCAAATAATAAAAATTTGATAGTTGCGCATTGATGTTATTTGTGTGCTAATGTCTGCCCCATGACAGAAAACTCCCTTTATTCAGAACCGGAAGACTCAAAGAAGACAGAGGCAAAGAAGGCTGCACCGCTTGCAAAGCCTGCTGAACCAAATCTTCTAGACAGACTCAAGGATGCAATCCAAAAGAAGGTTGAGCGTCCTATCGTGCGTCTTGATGTTCCAGAGCGTCCTGGCGTTTCTCTCCGAATTAGCCCAAACATCACACAGCATCAGTTGAAGCAGTGGAGAAAGCAGTCTGGAGAAGACACAAAGCAGGGTCTTGACTCAATCAAGTTCTCCACCCATGTAATCGGACACACCACTGTCGGTATTGTTTTTGACGGCGAAGAAGTTTTTGACGAAAGCGGTTACGAGTTGAACTTTGCATCGTCAGAGATTCTTGAGATGACAGAAACAACTCGACCAATCCCAGAGGCTGTTCGCGCCTTCTTCGGAGTTGACCCTCACCTTGAGGCTGCTGCTCTTGCAATTCTTGATGCCGCTGGTTATTCAGATACTGTTGACACCACGGACCCTACGATGGAGTCTTCGACGAATTAGTTGCCGAACCGCTCATAGTGTCTGCAGCACGACTGGGCGAACTGTTTGGAACTGACCCTCTAAGGCTCCTAGAATGCAATGACGTTGAATGGATGATACGTCTAGCCTGTGCTAAAGTTATATCGAATGATAAAGAAGAGCAGGAGAAGCGGGCAAAGAGCGCCGGTTAGTCTCTAGTTTTTTTATTTTATTGGAGCGGATATGGCCGAGGCTAAGACAGAGATAACAATTGATGTCGATTATAAAGGCCGCACGGAGGTCCGTAGAGCCATCCAGGACATGAAGCGCCTGGATAGACAGGTAGCAAGAACAAACGCTGGATTTGCATCCTCCAGCCTTGCATTTGGCGCAAGGTCGGCTGCTCAAAAGTCAACAGAAAAGTTTTATGCTCGTCTAACGAAACAAGTTACTGAGTTTGATAAAGCAGTATCGATGCTTGGCAAAGTTGGGCTCAAGGGTTTGAGTCTTGCCCTAAAGGGCTCGGCGCTATCAATGGCTGCTATGGGTGCGGCAATGTTGGGTGTTCATGCCGCCTTCGTTCTCGGAAATGCTGCAATGAAGGTCATGAAGGCGACCCTCGGTCCACTAGCCGCAGGTATGGCTGGTCTTGTTGCGGCTGCTAGTGCTGCTGCGGCGGCAGTACGCGAACAACAAGCGGCAATGTATGCGTACAAAAATAACAACAAGGGCGAGTTTGGTTCTGGTCTAAACCAAGCAAGGCAGGTAATGAGAGCCCTACATACGGATACCTATCTTGCAGCAGTTGGGGTAGAAAACCTCAATAAGGCTTTTGCCACCGTCTCAAAGAACTCAACCTTCACCATGAAAAGCCAAAACATGCTTAAAGGTCTCATGGACTTTGCTTCGGCTGGCCAACCTATTGAAGAAGGTATACAAAAAGCAGCAGACCTCATAGCAATACTTCAAGACAGTAAAAAGGGATTTGCAGAAGCAAAATCATCAGCACAGCAGTTATTTCCTGGAAAAAAGGAAATGGACAAAGCCCTAAAGGACTTAAAAATTACAACTAAGAAGGGTCTTGAAAAAGCAATCAATGATGGAACGCTGGCCAAGTCCGCGAATGTTCAGGGACAGTTTGACGCCGTATCCGGAACGCTAATAAACCGCCTGAAGGGCTACTTCAACATAATCAAACAGCAATTTGCTGACCTCGGACAACCGCTTCTTGAACCAATCAAAATAGCGGCTAATGACATTTTTAAAATTCTAAGAAGAGGATTTGTAAAACTAGCGCCAGCGACTAACAAGTTTGGCATGGGTTCAATGCTCGACGGACTCGTGAAAATGGTTGAAAAACTAACTGACTGGTCTGTCAAGTTTGTTTACAAGAACCTTAAAAGTGTTGACGGAATGTTTGGGAGAATGGGAAGGTGGTGGGACAGATTCCAAGATGGATGGGACAACGTAACCGACAAACTAAGACCACTGATAGATGGCGCGCGCGTAATTGAATCATTCTTTGGCGAAGTATGGAAGCATGTGAAGAACATATTTTCAACAAAATTTGACCAATTTAATGGATTTTTGGTTAGCAACAAAGAAGAAGTAAAAGAATTTGGCGACTCTGTCGGAAAACTTTTGGCAGACATATTTGAACTAATTGGCGAGTTCAACAAACTAACTCAAAGAATGCTTCCATTCATCAATGACCTAGTTAAAGGTTTGTCTGGCATAGTAAATGCACTTACATCAATCGTTGGATTAATGAACGGCATAGGCGGGGGCCCTGGCGGAGCGCTAGCAATGTTGTTTGGAATGCGCGGAATGTTTCAAGGCGCTCAAGTAATGGGCGCAAGAGGTGGATACAAACAGACGATAATCGGCGGTGTAGCCAGTAGAAAAAGCGGAAGAAGACCTTCTGGGCCTACAACGCCAAGAACTCCAGGAACAAGACCAACTGGCCCAACAGGTGTAACTGGTGGTCCAACTGGTGGTCTTGGAACAACACATGCCGACCCGCCTGGCACAATTCCGCCAGTAGGCCCAACTCCACCTACTCCCCCAATTGGTACAACGCCAGACACTGGCGGTCCTGGAACATTTGCAAGTGCAAGAGTGCCACTTCAAAGACCAGAGTATGAGGTTTTTAAGCGTGCGCCGAAGGGGGGAATAGAAATCGGTGGCAAGTTCTATAAGGGTGGGCAGATGTTGCCGACTTCACAAATTACAGCATCAGAGCGCTCTTATTACGGAATAGAAGATGTCGCTAGACCTGGAAGAATGGCACCAATGTCAGATGTTTCAACTGATGTTGGAATGGTTTCAATGAGGACTGGAACAGTTGTTCCTGGCAGTACAACACCAGCCGCTGCCGCAGCAAGTTCTTCGGCAATGCTTGCTTCTGCAAGTTCCGGTGTTCGTTTAAATAAGGCTGGAAAACCAATAGCGCCAGTCGGCGGCATTGAATACAATGGCAAATTTTATAAACAAGGTCAGCAACTTCCTGCGGGTTTCGCTTCTGCTTCGGGTGGAGGCGGAGGAGGCGGAGGGGGTGGAGGTGCTCCCGCCGCTGCTCCGCGTACCGGAAGACAGTGGATTAACCGCGCGCAGCAACAAGTTCCAAAACCTTTTGAGAAAGTGTTTGGGAAAAATCCAACCCATATGTATTTGCCAGGCAAGGCAGGAACATGGGACAACTTAAAAGCGGTATCAGACATGACGGAGGAAGAGTTCCGCATGGCAAAGAAATACAGAGCGACATGGGGTGAGAAGGCGTATAAGGGTGGAGTTATTCCGCAACCAGGACAAGATGGAAAGAGGACGCTTAGAGGCGCATACAACCAGCGTTCTGTAGCAAACAGAACCAAGATGGACAGTTATCGCGGAAGACAACTTCGTGGGGCGATGGGTAGCACGACAGCGAAAATGGGTGGCTCAATTGCTCTTGGTATGGCTTCGCAATACATGCCAGAAGAAGCGCAGGGCGCAATGGCTCTTGGCTCAATGGTAAGCCAGATAAACCCCTTGGCAGGGTTGGGTGTTGCCGGTCTTGGAACAGCAATGAGCGCAAGAACGGCAAAAGGTGGAGCGCTTAGTGGAGCAGTTGGTGGTGCGGCAACTGGTGCAATGATTGGTTCAATACTTCCAGGTGTCGGAACCGCTGTCGGAGCAGTGGTTGGAACTGTTGTCGGCGGTCTTGGTGGAATGGTAATGGGCGCTCTAAATAGAGAAAAAGAAAAAGCCAAAAAAGCAAAAGCAGTAGCAGATAAGCAAATTTCTTCAATAATAAATACAAGCATGAGTTTTTCTTTTAGAACCGCTGCAATGGAATCAAAAACTGGGAATGTTGACGAAAAAGGCAATCCACTTCCAAGCGCTACAAGAAGAATGTTTGATAACCCAATTAAGCAATTATCAAGACAAAACGCCTATGTAAATGACAAAACAACAGGAGAAGGTGCATACGACGCTAATGGCATATTAAAAGACACAGCCACTATTGTTAAAGAACTAACCGCAAAAGGCATGAGGTTTAGCGACCAAGATATTAAAGACATAGAAGCAAAACCGCAAGATTATGTTAACAAACTTGGCAGCAAGGGTGTTGAAAACATGAAAGCAATGACTGCTGTTCAGGATAAATACAACAACAGATTAGATGCTTTAAGAAAAATGACTGGTAAAAGCGACCAGCAATTAATTGAACTAGCGTCATCTATGGGTGTTAACCTTGGAGATGCAACTATGGACTTCAAGGACATGATTGACCAACTTGGTTTATCAATTGTCAAAACAAAAGAAGAGATGCAAGGTCTATCTATAAGCACAGTTGTTGATTCTTTGTCGGTTTTTGACCAAGCAATTTCTAAATGGGAAACACCGAAAATTCTTGACGAAATGGCGAGAACATTTAGAGATAAGGCTGATGCTGGAAATCTAACAAAAATGGATAAAGCGCAATTCTTAAAAGATGTAGGCGAACAAAACACTGCCCTCTTCGGAACAGGCGGTGTGGCGCAGGCTCAGTTTGAACAGTCATTCTTAAATGGTGACGCCTTTAAAAAAGGTGGACCGCTTCATGGAATGGACCCCAAAACGTTTACTGGCGACGCAGATATGATGGCGCTTCTTGAGCAGCAAAAAACAACAGCAAGAACAAAACTAGGACAAGACTACGCAGGACAAATAAACGCAGTATTGCAAGACCGTGGATTTAATCAAACCATTGATGCATCAAAGTTCACTTCTCAATTCAAAAATCTTTCAACAGATGAAATGGCGCGAGTTAGCAAATTTGTTGAAGGCGGAATGGACATGAGCAATTATCGCGGTCCCAAGTCGGGTGCCGAAGCGATTGCTGCTGTTCTGGGAATCGACCCATCAAAACTTGGAATTGCAGATACATCAGTAAATGCAGAAGAAACAGCAAAACTGGATACTGCCGCTCTCGGTATTGCCGATGCAACAACAAAATTAATCCAACAGATGGATGCGTTCTTCCAAAGAGATAAAGAAAATACTCCTGAATGGTTTACAAAAGAAGCATTTGATGCAATTACAAGAGACACATCCACCCCTAGAGGTTCAAGAATCGGTGACACTACATCTAGCCGCCTTGGCGTAACAATGGGTCGCCACTCTGCAATGGACGGAATGCTTACAGGAAAACGTACGGTTACGTCAGCATACAGAACATACGGACTTGGCTCAATTAACTCCGACCACGCGACCGGCAGAGCGTATGACCTTGTTGGGCAAAACCTTGGTCAATACCAAAGACTTGTTTCTGCTGGTGGGGGATTTGCCGAATTCCATGGAACTGGCGGTGGAAGACATCTTCATGTAGTCCCAGGGCCTGGTGCTTTTGGTGACACAAAGGTTCCAGTTGCTTCTTCAAATAGGCCAGCACCGATGGTTCCAGGTGGACGCTCTGGCGGGGACACTAACTACACATTCCATATTCAAAGCAGCGAAAATGCTTCTCCGAAGCAAATAGCCGACGCAGTTATGATGAGAATCAGAGAAACAGAGCGCTCGAATAGAGAAAGAAAGTAAGAAATGTCAACGGTTGAAAATGACACAACATCTAACCCGATAAGGCTTAGATTTGCTGCCGGTGGAGCAAATCAAATGGCCTCTATTGCCCTTTTCAAAAATCAAATTCCGGGAACCGTAGTTCTTGATACTGCTGCAAGTTATTACAAGTGTTCAAAATGGAAAACTAGTAAGGGTGAACCAATTTGGGCCAAAATATCTTTTGGTGGCACAAACGAAGAAAACTATTCAATATTTGTTAACTACATGGGGTCTGGAAGAGGATATATAGAAAGCATAACCTCTAAATATACAGACCCTGCTTTAATACAAAGACGAAGAGAATTGGCTCAAAACAGAAAAGTTGTAGGATTTTATTTTTTTCAACAATTGAGCAGTGCTGAACTTAAAAGAATAAAAACAGACGACTATACAATAGGTTCATTTTTGCAGTCTGAGCAAAACGTTCAGGTTGATGATTTTCCGAGCATGACGATTCGTTCACTACAGGCACTAGATGAAAAATACGAGTACATGCGTACTGACAGCAATGGCAGGTCTGGTTTTGGTGCTACGCAAAATTCTCAAGACTCAAATGCCGACGATGAATACGAAGATGCAGTCACCAGGAGGCTGGTGCGTCAGTATGAAGACGCGATTATTCGGTCCGGTAATTCTGGAAGTAGTTCTTCTGGTTCTGGTTCTGGTTCTGGTTCTGGTTCTGGTTCTGGTTCTGGCGCTAGTAATACAAACAACAACAACACCAAGGGTGGCTCAACAAAAAAAACAAAAGGTAAAAAAGGACCACAAGCGACAACAACTGTTGTTCTAAAACCGGATATAAAAACATATACCGGTTCTAATGACTTCGGTCTTCCGTACATGAAGCAGGTAATTAATCATTTCAACGCGGCAGAAAACTCTCGACAAAGAATAGAGAGAATACATGTATTTGAAATGATTCCGAACAGTTTTGAATTTACTCAATTGTCTTCTCAGTGGAATGAAGTCGCTAGAAGCGGCAACTATCCGCTTGTTGACTGGTCCAACTACAATTTAACTAAAGTTTCGTTTAGATTTTTAGTTGTTGCAAAGAAGTTAGAAACTAATGAATTTTATACTGTTGACCCTGTTACAAAAATAAAAAGATTAGTGAAACAAACTTCATCAATAGTAAATGATGGATTGCTTGTATCGATAGATGACCAGTTGGACAATATTAGAGCAATGGCTGGAGCGCCAACTCCAGTAACGCTATATAACCTAAATTCTCTATTGAGCACTGAATACAGATATCCATACACAAACAATACAAGGAATATCCAATGGGTTATTGGTGACGCTTCAATAACAGCAACAAGGCTTACCGCTGACGGAAAAGCAATATCTGCAGCGGAAGTTTCAATAACATTAACTGAATACCCTGTTGTGGCAAGAGAAATTATTCCTCTTCCACCGCTTAGACCGGACAACCCGCCCCCTCCTCCGTGCAAGCCGGATTCTGGGGACCCTAAATGTACGCCAGTTGACCCCGTGTATGGATTGTGGGTTGGCAATACATACAAGTTCCTTAATTATGTTGAGGATGCTGTTACATATCCAACTGGAAAACCTAGTTAGCCATGTTTACATCACAGTCTTTACAAATAGGGGATTTGACTACTAAGCAAATGGCTTTAGTGTCCGAAAATTTATTGAATATAAACGTGAGTTACACGATGGACATGGCCAATCAGTTGTCGTTTCAGATTGTTGACCCCGGACTAGAGATGGCTTCTAATCAGTACTTTATTGTTGGTCGTGATGTCGTATATGAAACAACCTCCATAAGACCAATAGAACTAATAACTATTGAACAAGAAACTTTTCCAGCAATATCAAGAGTTAGGCACATATATGAGATAAGCCGAGTAAGCGTCGCCCAAGAAGGTGCTGGCGCTTCCCCTGTCTACTCAATAGAAGCAATGCCCAAAGCGGTTCAACAAATGAAAAGAGACAAGAAGTCCGGAAATATCGGTGGTTCGGGTTACGAGTTTGTAAAAAGAGCAGCAAAAAAATATGGACTTAAATTTGTTGGAGAAAAAAGCACGAGAGTAAAAGCAGGTTCCAAGAACTCCGGAACAGGGCAACAGGATTCCGTGTGGGACAGAGTAACAAGCATTGCACAAGAATCACAGTATGTTGTTTTTGTTTCCGATGGGACACTTTATTTTGGAAGTCAAAAATGGTTTATGTTCAGGTGGGGAACATCAAAACAGCCGGGAAAACAAAAACTAGATAAAAACAAAAAACCAATTCTTGATAAAAAAGGCATACCAGTTAGGCATCCTTCTAGATTTTTTGTTCCGCTTGAATATCCAGGCACAAGTGATTCAAGAAAAAGATTTGAAGTTTTAAGCATGCCTCAAATCTCAAAAGGAGAAAACGACCCCATGGAAGCAGAGGGGTCTGCAATTGTTGCCAGAGATAATGGTGTTGCCCTTAGACCAGGAATGACTGTTCGTGTAAACAATATTCCGTTTATGGAAAAATACTACTTAATAACAAGTGTTACTTTTCAAGAACAGACTACAGAGCCTGTTTCAATACAGTTCAGAACACCAGAGAGACTAGAAGTCAACGGAAAACCGGCAAAAATAACTCCACTTCCAGTGGGTAAAAGATTTTCGAGTGACTACTACAGAACAAGACCAAATATTCTTAGCACTGCAACTCTAGGATTACCCGTTTTTAACGATACATCACCCAAAAGAGTCCCCATAGGCACAACTCCTTCACCGATAGGAGAAGAAGCAAAAGCGCGTATTCCAAATAGAAGAAGACAAACTTTTCACCCAATAGAGGCTGCCGAAATAAAACAAATTGTTCCCAACCCTCCACTTCCTGCTATTGGCCAAATAACTTCTAGCAACTTTGTTGAGGCTGGAAATATAGATATGTGGAATAGGCCGCTCTTTGATAATAGTGTTAAAGGGATAACGGATAATAAATGCAGAACTCTGTCTATGTTTATTCATACAACAACTGTTAATATTTCTGGTGAACTAATAGACGTATACGCAATATTAGAAAAATTATTCTGTGTTGACGGCTCAATAATAGAACTCAGCGATGAAGACGCTATAGATTTTTATGAAGAAGAAAACAAACATCATGGCCTAATTTTTCAAACTGCCGGTATTGCAAAAGCGGAAGCGTATATGTATGTATTAATTCAGGCACAGTTTTTGACGGTTCAAAAAAGATTTCCTAAAAATGGGTTAGAAATTTGGCTTAGTGGCGCTGGTCTTCCAGAAAGCAATAGGTGCTTCGCATGAATGTTGGAGTTAATAGGTTTAAAGCGTCTTCCCACCCCACGAGGGCGGACGGCCTATATCTAGGTGTTGTTAAACGGGTTATCCCTGGAAATAAAGTTTATGTTTATGTTCCAAAACTGTCCAACACAATAGGACCGATGCGTGTCTTAAACATGATTGAGGGTTCAACAATAAATGAAAACAGCAGGGTTATATGCGGCCATGTCGGTGGAGGAACCGAAGAAATGTATGTAATTGGACACCTGACCCCAGTAACTCTTCAATACCTAACACCTGGCGCTGCTACAACCCAGATAGACCAATCATCAAGAGATATAAAAATTTCCATATTTATGAATGTGGACTGAGCACTGTGAGATAATCAGATAATGGACTGTCTTTCGTTTCCAATTAAATTTACTGCTGGAAGAATCAAGACTCTTCCACGCGGCAGTTACGAATATTACAGACAAATATTGACTTTATCCATATTGACAGAAAACGGCGAGCACCCCATCACTCCAGATTTTGGAATTCTCGACCCTACATTCATATCGATAGAGCCAGTAGACTTTATTCTCAACGCAGCAAGATTTTTACCAGAAATAGAAATCACAAACATGAATCCGTCGTTGAGGGAAGACGGTTCATTGAGTGTTGAGTTCGACTTTAGGTTGAGGAACTAAAATGCCAATTGATTTTTCACAATACATATCGCTAAGACCTTTTGATGCGTCCCCAACTGCGATATATCTTGACGCAATAGATTATGCTCGTGTTGCTCTTCCTGAGTTTCAGCCGAGACAAGGAACTCCCGAAGATGCAATACTGCAGGCTGTTTCCTACATAAGCAGTTTGAATATTTCCGCCATAAACAGGCTCCCAGACAGATTGATAGCCGGAATCCTTGGAATGATGGGCGTTGATTTGGATGAGGGCTCAAAAACAATAATTGACATAAAGTTTACGGCAACTACAACAGATGGAACAACGATACCCCAGGGTACGGTTGTCAGGTATGACTATGAGTTTCTGGGCGACAGAAATTCCATATATTTTGAAACATCTGAAGAACTCATAATAGCGCCGGTAGACGAAGAGGACCCATTGCCATTCGGAGTTGTCGAGGCGGCTTCACTGGAAGTTGGACAGACAATACCATTAGAGGTTGGGTATGTTTTTGAAATAGAGACGCCAACAACCGATATTCTCCAGGCTGAACTTGATTCGCTTGTTGAAAGCGGCATGAATGTTGAGACTGAAGCGGAATATCTTACAAGAGCAGTTAACTTTCTTGGTTCTCTTTCTTCGTCTTTTGCCAAAGCGGAACAAGTTGATTCTTTTATTGCTTCCAGTTATCTTTCCACCATTTCCAGGTCTAAAACATACGACCTTACTGACCCTGAAGGCGCTTTAGAAATAGGTGACCCAGATGAAGTTGGATTTGTAACAATTTTTGTTTACGGTATAAATGGGCTTGCTACATCAGAGCAAAAAACAGACCTTTTGGCCGATGTTCAAAATAGAAGCGTTGCTGGTC